TATTTTTCTTCGTATGTCAATCCATACTTTTCAAGAATCTCTGGAGAATATTGTTCAGGAGAAACAATATTTTTTTCGCTCCTCTTTTTTTCTTCAAGATCATGAACCCGATTACGGAGCTCTGTAGAGGAATACTGATGCCTCCTCAGATGATAGAAAAGATCAATTCCATTATCAATACAATATTGTTTGCCAGTGAAATCTCTGTCTTTGTACTCCTCACTCAGGAAACGAACGTGAATAGTTTGAGTCTGAATTAGATTCAATAGATCTGCCTCAGTCTCATAGACAAGAATCTCATCGACATATTTGCAACCCTGAAGTTGCACATACCTTTCATATACAGATTGAGTTGGTTTGTTTTTAATACCAGGACGATCAATTGTAGGATCCACTTGAAGCGCAACCTTCAAGTAGTCACACATCTCCTTTTCCATCTTGAGCATTGTAACATGCCCAGCATGGAATAAATCAAATGAACTACAATTAAAACCTATTTTCATACCTATAATATAAAGGTAACGACTCAAGTAGGATTCGAACCTACGACCGACTGCTTAGAAGGCAGTTGCTCTATCCAGCTGAGCTATTGAGTCTAGTGGTAGGTTCCTGTCGCCGCTAGTTCTGAACCTACCAAAAGGGAACTACCGCAGTTGATTATGCTCTTTCGATTCCGTCTGAGTAATCAACAAAGTCATCATACTGCTCTTCTGTAATTTCGTCAAGTGATATGACTTCTAGATCTTCTTTGGGATCGAACCACTCATCAAACTCTGCCATAATTGCCAGTTGATCGTAGATTCGTTCTACTCCTTTACCGTTGTATTCTTCAACTTTGTTGATTGCCCACTGTCGAACATCTGAAACGATTTGTTCAGTCTCCATCATAATAGTCTTTTCGGAAGTACCTGCTGAGGATGTTGCTATTGTAGTAGGCAGGTCCTCCTGTGTCAAGGGATTCTGTGAGGACTCCATTGACGAAGAGTTGTTTTGTTTCTTCGAAGTTTGTTTTGCCAGCTGTTTTATGTAGTGACAGGATAGTTCTACTAAAATTTTGTCTACCCAACAGTTCAATGTCTTCTTTAAGTTCTGGACAAGACCCATAATACTTTTTCCAATCGGATTCTTTTTTTACTCGACGTTTTTTTCCTGGAGGTTTTCTAAAGGACCAAAAGTACTTTCTACCGATGTATCTCTTACCTGATTGTATATTAGTAATGAGGTAGACAAAACCGAAGTTATCGTCAATATTCTCAGATAAAAAAGGTGCTCCCTCAAAATGCCAGGGGTTTTCATAATCACATTCGATACTCATCCAACATACATAATACCTCGTTCAGGTATTTATGAGCGAGGTCCTTCTCTCCCTGCCACACAGTGGATGGCTCCTGATCCACTTTATTTTTTAGTTTGAGCACACGAACTACAAGTTCGTCTTTAGTCACTTGGTTTCTTGGCATCTTCTCCCAACCATATGTAAGAATAATCTGATTCACCGAAAATGAAGTCATCTGCTGCAGCTGCCTCTCGGTATGCCTGCAGCATTGCTTCATTGTCCCAGTCTACACAATTACATTTGCAATTGCCACTACAATTGGAATCCTGTGAACGTGTCTTTTTTGACATCTTGCTTGATACCTCCAACAACATAGGATTCGACTTCTGTTTCTTGAGGTGCAACCTGAAGACCCTTGGAAGAAATCCAATGTTGAGTCCAAGGCAATGGATTGTTTGCTGCAGCAATGTCATACACTGGTTTGAGACCAATGGCCTTCAGTCTGCGATTAGCAATCCATTCAACATATTTCTGCAAGAGTTTGTCATTCAAACCGATCATAGAACCATCTTTGAACAAATAGTCTGCCCAACGCTTTTCTTCATTGACAGCACGATCAAACATTTTGTAGACCCACTCTTCTTCTTCCTTAGCAATCTGCTTCATCTCTGGATCATCACCATCACGCCACTTGTTCAGAATATTCTGAGTGATTGCAAGGTGTTGGTTTTCATCACGAGCAATGAGAGAGATAATTTTTGCAGAACCTTCCATGAGTTTTAGCTCACCAAAGGCAAAGGAACAAGCAAAAGAAACATAGAAGCGAATACCCTCAAGGATATTTACATTCGCAACTGCCCTATAGAGTTTTCTCTTAACATCATTTAATGTTTGCTGTGCAGAGTAGACTCCCTCCAACTGATGAATCCAATCATTACCATTGTCATATTGATGAGCACCTTGAATGAAGTCATCATAGGACTCTGTAACTGTCTTAGAACGCTCTAGAATGCGCTCATCAGTGACAATATGGTCAAGGACTTCAGAAGGGTCTGGATAGACGTTCTTGATAATGTAGGTGTAAGAGCGACTATGGATCATCTCCATGAATCCCCAGACCTCCATACATGCTTCTAACTCAGGTAGACTGCAGTAAGGTATAAAAGCCATCCCAGGACCACGCCCTTGTACGGAGTCAAGCATAATCTGATACTTGAGGTTAGAGGTATAGATATGCTTTTGTTCTGGACGAAGTGTTTGATAATCCCCACGGTCTTTCTGTAGTGAAACTTCTTCTGGTCTCCAGAAGTAACCCAGTTGTTGAGTTGTCAGTTTATCAAAGACTGGGTATTTGTATGAATCGTACCTTTGAATCCCTAAAGGTTTACCGAAGAACATCGGTTGCTTTTTAGTATTAACTTGTTCCGTATTAAATACGGTCATTCCTTTAACTTTTGTGACTCTTTCATCAGTAGATGAAACTTTAAATTGCACAGGATTCACACTCTCCCTCCTCGGCTTGTTCTAATTGGGTTAACAGATTTTCTAAATTTTCCGTGGATTCCTCCTTAACCTCATCACTCTTCATGTCATGAGTATTTTGATAGTAACTGGTCTTCCAACCGTACTTATATGTAGTCAAAAAGTCTTGTGCCATCACGGACACAGGGACTTCATTATCGGGATAGTTCTCTGGATTGTAGGACCAGTTTCCACTGATTGCCTGATCAAAGAACTTCTGCATGACTGCGACCACATTAATATAACCCCGATTGTTAGGCATATCCCAGAGAAGAGTATAGTTGTTCTTGAGAGAACCGTAAGATGGAACAACTTGCTTAAGCGGTCCCTTCTTACTCTTCTTAATGGACAAGAAATCACGGGGTGGCTCAATTCCGTTGGTGGCATTTGACACAACGGAACTGCTCTCTGAAGGCATCTGTGCGGACAGTGTTGAGTGCCGTAGACCTGATTCCAAGATAGATGCTCTAAGACCTTCCCAATCATGCGCTAACTTCTGACTACTGATCTCATCAACATCTTTTTTATAGGTATCAATCGGAAGGATACCTTCAGCATATTTAGTGCGACCAAAGTATTCGCAGTGACCTTTCTCTTTAGCAAGTTGGTTGGATGCTTTCAGTAGATAATACTGGAAGGACTCAGAAAGACCATGAACTGCATCCCATGCCTCTTGGGAGTCATAGTTGTACCCAAGTTTAGCAAGATAGTGAGCCAAACCAATGAACCCAATACCAAGGGAACGACGTGCCTTAGTGGCAATTTCTGCGGCATTGATGGGGTAATCTTGATAATCAATCAGTTCTTCAAGACCACGAACTGCAAGATCACAAAGATCCTCAAGTTCATCATCAGACTTCACTTTACCCACATTAATGGCAGACAAAATACACAGTGCAATCTCTGCAAACTCATCATCAATATGCTGAAGAGGATACGTGGGGAGAGTGATCTCCTGACACAGGTTACTCATCTCTACCTTGTCCTTGAATGAGGAGTGAGAGTTGCAGTGGTCGATGTTCATGATATACAAACGACCAGTCTCTGCACGTTCTTTTAACAGATCAAGGATCAGTTTTTGTGCCCCGACAGTCTTTCTAGGAATAAACTCATCTCGTTCGTAACCCACATATAAGTCGTCAAACTTATCAGTGCCAAAAGCATCATAGAGACCTGGCGTGTCATGCGGTGAGAAGAGGCTAATTTCTCCATCCTGGATGAAACGTTCGTAAAAAAGTTTTGAAATTTGGATGGAGTAATCAAGTTTCCTTACGCGATTGTCTTCTGTGCCTTTATTATTCTTCAGGACAATGATGTCTTCGATTTCTTGGTGCCAGATTGGGAAGTGGACAGTCGCTGAGCCACCTCGTATTCCATT